GAAATCAAAAATCAAAGCACGGAAACGTAAAGCCTTGCAGGCACGGAAATTGAATGAATTAAAACTCGAGCAAGAACGATCAATTGGCATCGCTTAAGAGCGGTGCTTTTTAATACATAAAATAAACAACACGGAGGTGTGGTGATATGTAATGAATAAGCAAGAGCATGCTGAACAAGATTATCTTGCTGGTATGAAGTATAAAGATATTGCTGACAAATATCATGTGTCAATTAATACTGTTAAATCATGGAAAAAACGATACGGTTGGCAACGCACACAAAATAAAAAGGGTGCACACAAAACGGCAAAAAGGGTGCACACAAAGCCTCAAAAGGGTGCACACAAAAAAGAAGATAATTCTGATGAATTAACTCCTCAACAAGAATTGTTTGCACAATTGGTTGGCGGTCAGAGAATTCCTTTATATCGGGCATATCAGGAAGCTTATTCGGCAACCAAGCCTACGCTATCGACAGCCATGTCACAAGGATCTCGGTTAGTTAAAGAGCCCAAAATTGCATCAAGAATTCGCAAGATTTCCCAAGAAACGGCACGCAAACATGACTGGTCGCTTGACCGTGTGGTTGACTCATATACTTTCCTGCATGATGAATCTAAGACTGACATTCTAACCAATGGTGTCAGGAAAGCAACGGCTGATGCCATGATCCAGTCCCTCGAAGATATTACTGATGTCCTTGGATTAAAACAATCATCTAAGGCACAGGCACGTAAAACGAATGCTGAGGCTGCGATGGCTGAAGCTAAACTTGCTGATATGCAAGATGATAAAGATGATCAGATGGATGCATTAACTAACTTGATGAGTAAACTTGCTAAGAACGTTCCGAAGGATGATCAAAATGACAATTGATAATCTATTTACTAAAAAGCAACAGCAGGTTTTAAACCAAGAACTGAATAATCGTCATTGGAAATTGATGATTAATTACGGTGCCGTTCGGGCTGGTAAAACATTTGTTGATAATTTTGTTTTTCTGTATGAAGTTAAACATGCTGCTGAAATTGCACGATCTAAGAAAGTTAAATATCCAATGTACATTCTGGCCGGAGTTTCAAGCAAATCAATTGCCAATAACATCTTGAATGAAATTGCTAATACGTTTGGATTGACCTTTAAATTTGATAAACACAATTCGTTCAAGATTAAATTCCCTGGTTTGCCGGCAGTTAAAATAGTTCAGACGTTTACAGGATCTATATCTGGATTGGGCGCTATTCGTGGAATGACTTCGTTTGGAGCCTACATCAATGAAGCCTCACTTGCCAATAAAGAAGTATTCGAAGAGATCCGTTCACGATGCTCTACACCAGGTGCACGAGTTGTTTGTGATACTAACCCTGATGTGCCCACACATTGGCTCAAAACGGATTATATAGATAATCCTAAGCATTCTAGCGAAATCATCAGCAATCACTTTACAATGGACGATAACACCGCATTAGATCCAGAATATGTGGCTGGTCAAAAATCAACAACTCCATCTGGTATGTTCTATGATCGTAAGATACTCGGATTATGGGTTGCTGGTGAAGGACTAGTTTATCAAGACTTTGACAAATCAAAGAATCTAATTACTCGTGCCGAGTTTGACAAACGAACTGCTGGGCAACAGTTAACGTACTATTGTGGTGTTGACTGGGGCTACGAGCACGATACGTCAATTGTTGTATTGGCTGATGATAATGATGGTAATACTTACCTAGTTGAAGAGCATACTGGGAATTTGGAGCAGATTATGCACTGGGTCAAGATTGCCAAGCAGGTTCAACAAGATTATGGGTACAATATACCGTTTTATTGTGATACAGCTCGAGTTGAACATATTGACAAGTTCAAGGAAAACAACATCAACGCTCAGTATGCGTATAAATCCGTTTTAAAGGGCATTGAGCAAGTTGCAGGGCTTATCAAGCAGCATAAGTTTATGGCCGTTCAAGAAGGCATACAGCAGTTCTTAGATGAGGTTTATCAGTACGTCTGGAATGACAAAACGGGTGAACCAGTCAAAGAGCATGACCATGTGATGGATGCTATTCGTTACGCGATTGCAACACGTCAATGGAATCATGAATATAATCAGCCACACGACAATTATGATCAGCAAGATCAACTGCTCGCTGACAAAGGATTGATCGATTATCCCGATGATTTGTTTTAGGAGTGATGAAAATGTCAAAGCTAATGACCATGGAAGAATGGAAAAAACAAGCAACAACTAAGCAAACAGCACCAATGGATATGAATGTGTTTGAACCGATGCTCAATGGAAAACCGCTTGAATTTAAAGATCGTGGCATGACTTATTCCATTCCAATTGGGCTGGATGTCAAAATGATATTTGAAAGTTTAGCAGAATTAGTGAATGACAACATTAATGAAACAGATAAATCGGTCAATGACTCCAAAAAGTTGTTGGCCGTTAAATTTGCTCATAAATATTGTGAATTACACAAAAACGATGAAAGTAAGGTAACTGAGAATGGCGGAAACAAATGATTTATCAGCACATTATCGCTCAATTAATCCACAGCCAAATTCCATTAACTTATTAAATGGTCAACGCTATGGTAATCGATATGCATTTCAAACCAATCAGTCATACAACATTCCGGCATCCTCATGGCAACCAATTAAAGATGATCCAAATAAATTTCAAAAGTTAGTGCAATGGTATGTCAGCGATCACTTTAATAATCAACTGCCCCGAATCTTGGAGCTGGAACGTTATTACTTAGCCGATAATAATATTCATTACTGGTTGTCTAATAAGCGTTCTAATCGGGCTGACAATCGTATCTCAAGTGCTTTAGCACGATACATTACCAACATTCAAGTTGGCTATGAGTTTGGCACACCGTTGACTTTTGGCTATCAAAATAAAGATGATGAAAATGATACTGGCGAAAATGTTATTCAGGCTGTAAATAATTTTAATCGAATCAATGATGAACCATATCATGAAAAAGTTATGGGGAAAAATCTAGCAAATGTTGGGCGAGCTTATGAATTACTTTATGTACCTCAGGGGACTAAACAACCTAAGATTACGGCAATTGATCCTAACAGTGCATTTGTTGTTTGGTCTACCGATGTAGAACCAATTGAATTGTTCGCAGTTCGCTATTATGTCGTGAACGTTGCTGATGAAACGTATTATCAAATTGAGGTATACACCGACAACCACATCTATCACTTTACTGCTGGTGCCAATCCTGATTCTGATTGGACATTAACTGATAATGAGGAACACTATTTCCAACGAGTTCCATTAACTGAATATCGATTGAATGAAGAACGTGTGGGCGCTTGGGAAACTAAACTAGATGAAATTGACGCCTATGACCAAGCTCTATCTGAAATGGCTAACTCACAAGCAGATTTTAGCAACGCAATGTTAATGATTAATGGGAAAGTTGCTAATCGGTCTGGCAAGACTGAACAAATGCTAGATCCCAAAGGACAGCCAGTATATCTCGATAACGTGAGTGGCGGCTATACAAACCAATCAACGACAAAAGGTAAGCCTAACGCACCGGTTATGGTTCAGAAGGTCCTTGATACCAAGGCCAATGTGCTTTATCTAAAGCCATACGTGCATGATAATCCTAATAGTTCGCCAACTATCAGTAATACTTCAGCGGCCTATTTAACCAAGTCATTGAATGCGAGTGAGTGGCAGATTTATATTCAGCAGTTGTTATCTGATATTCATAAGGACACAAATACTCCGGATACAACTGATCAGAACTTCGCAGCTAATGCGTCTGGCGTTGCTATGGCTTATAAACTATGGGGATCCGATCAAGAAATGGCTATGTCAGAAACTTTGTATCAGCGTGGTCTGAGAAGAAGATTACGACTATTAGCGATTTACTGGAGTTATGTCCAAGATACAGGTATCGAAGTGACGGATGACAGTAATCCAGCTGACAATGTAACCATTACGTTTACGCCAAACTTACCTAAGAACAACCAAGAAACCATGACATTGATCCAAGGCTTGAATCAAACAGGTAAGTTTTCTGCACAAACGTTACGTGAACTAGCTGAACCAATTACTGGAATCCCTGCTGGTCAGGAAGAAGAACGATCTGACGATGAAGGATCTCAACAGGATGATCGGACCGCTACACTGATTGCCAATGCACAAGCTAAGGCACAAAAGATGAACAACGGATCGGGTGATGATAATGGCAACGATCAAGCAGGAACGCAAGAAGATCAACAAGATGATCAAACGGGACAACCGCAACAATCAGACGATTGACGGTTTTTATCAGCAAGCCTTAAGTATCATTGGTAATCATCTCCAAGAGTTTTATAACGAATATGCTGATGATAATGGCTTAACCCTTAATCAAGTGTCTCAACAGGTTAATTCCTGGGATATTCAGAGCTTTTACCAAGCAATTAATGAAATGCTAGCTAACGCTAGTCCTAGTGATAAATTGTCTAAACGCTTGCAAGCAATCTTTGCCCAAGCATCTATTTCTCGGCGTGATATGTTGGGTGCGATGATTGGCGCCGGTATGAGCATTGCTACAGCAAGAAGTGAATCATTTGCCGTTAATGAACTTAAGCAGCAGTACATCAACGGATATGAGGACTCTAGCCCTAATAAGTTAACAACGGTTCCGGCTAAAGTAGCCAACCAAGCTGAGTATTCTCAACGAATTTGGGTGCATGGCGACGTCATGACGACGCGAATGAAAGAAACCCTGAACAAGGGGTTGAGTCGCGGCATGAAAAAATCAGATATCAATAAAATGACTCGTAATATTCCTCAAAATGGTGATCGTATTGATGACAATTTAGCAACGCCAATGAATCAGATGCTATCCAGAATTCATACGTTAACAACCAGTGAAGCTATACGCAATAGCAACAGTGGTAAGAACAGAGCGTATGATGAACAGAATGTTCAGTATGTAATGTGGCTAACCGAGGAAGATGGCCATGTTTGTGATATTTGTGAACCACTCGATAAACAAAAATTTGCCTATGGACAAGCACCGATTCCAGTCGCGGATACTCATCCAAGGTGTCGTTGCCAGCTGGTAGCCTGTGATGAAGATGGGAATCTGCTGTCTGGTGAACTGGATCGCGTTTTAACCGAATAAGTTACTAGAGCACTTAAAACGGTGCTTTTTTATTTTGCCTTTTTCTCAATTACAGGCGTTAAAGAATAATCGATCTAGTTATTGCACTTACAAACAATTTAGTCTACGGACTTAAAAAAGGAGTTTTGATGATGAAAACAAATTTGCAATTCTTTGCTGATCCAAGTAATGACCCTGAACCAACTGATCCAAAGCCAACATCTAGCGATCCTGCTCAAGATCCTAAAGATCCCAAGCCATCTGGTAAAACCTATACACAGGATGATATTGGGAAAATGATGGCTGCTAAAGCTAAGGAAGTTGAAAGCAATCTCAAAGATGACTTTGAAAAGACGCTGAGGCAAAAGGAACAAGAATGGCTTGAAAAGGGCGAAAAACGAGCCGGCATGAATGCTAGCGAGAAGGCCCAAGCCGATTTAGAAGAGCAACGACAAGCTCTGAAGGAGCAGCAAGATCGCCTTCAAGAGAAGTTAGATGAAGCGAACCGTAAAGATGCCTTAGCAGCAACCAAAACGGCTCTAACTGATAAACATATTCCAGCTGAATTTGCGGAGTTTATTAGTGATGTTAAAGAAGATGTTCGTAACAATAACTTAGATAAGTTTACAAACTTATTTAACAAAGCAGTTCAGGAAGCTGTTGAAAAGAAAGTTACGGGTAATCAGTCACCACAGAATGGCGGTCAACAATTTAACGCTTCTATGACACGCGAAGATTTTGCGCAGATGAGCCTTGAAGAGCAGACTAACCTTTATCGTCAGAACCCAGATTTGTATAACAAACTTAAATAGGAGGTGTAGGTAATGACCGTAATTAACGGAAACCCTACCAATTTTAGTAATTTAATTGAACCAACAGTCTTTCTAGACTGGATCTATCGTCAAAGTACTCAAACTAACCGCTTTGTTCAATCTGGTGTCTTGAAAAATGACCCAGTATTAGGTGGCCGATTGCTTCAACCGGGTCGGACAGTAGAAATCCCAGCAATGAACGACTTGTCCGGCGACGCTGATGAATGGAATGACACTCACGATATTCAAACTAATGGTGTTGATTCTTCCATGGAATATGGCATTAAGATGTACCAAAGCAAGTCGTTTGGTAATACCGACTGGGGCGATTTGGTTTCTGGTGCAAGTACCCAACAGCAGATTGCTAATCGCTTTGGCAACTGGTGGACTCGCCAAGATACAAAGATTCTTTTAGATACTGTTAAAGCCACTTTCAACAACGCAGATATTGCCACTGCCAAGTCTTTCGGTGTTGGCGCTGAAAAGGAATTATCTGCCGCAGACTTTGTTAAGGCACTTGCCCGCATGGGTGATGTAATGGATAACACCTTATCGACATTAGTTGTTAACTCAGCAGCTTATTCAGAAATGCGCGAACAACAATTGATTGAATACCTGCAACCTGCTGGTGCAGCTACTCCAATTGCTACGTACCAAGGCATGAGCATCGTTCAAGACGATAGCATTCCGGTTGCTTCTGATGGAACTACTTATGCACTCATCTTCGGCCCTGGAGCCATTGATTATGCAACTGCTACTCCGACTAATGGCCTAGTTGTTCAACGTGACGAATTTCAAAAGGGCGGCATGGTAGCCATTATTCAAAAACGAGTAGTTACTTGCCACGTTGCCGGAACAGATGTTGACCTGACTCAAACTAATCCCAACACTTATTTAGCTGATTTGGCAGCAGGAACTAAACCGTTATTCCAAGTATCCTATGACCCACGTAACATTCAATTAGTTAAATATGGTTTTAAAGTTGGAACTGATTATGTTGTCCCAACTATTAATTCACCTAAATCTAAAGCTTCAGGTACGTCAACCAGCGGATCTGGGACATCAACCAGCGGTTCTGGCTCATCAACCAGCGGATCCAGTACTAGTAAATAGGAGGTAATCAGCGATGGCTGAAACACCCACAATTGCTGATGTGAAAAGCGATTATAAAATTTTTCAAAGCTTCAGTGATGACCATATTACTGAAAGAATTAATGATGCAATCGCAAAAGCTGAGCATGATCAAATTAGTGATGACGCGTTAGCAAGGGGAATTATCTCCTGGACGCGTCATTTATTATATACAGACTGGTTTATGAACTATGGTGGTGTTCAGTCTGCTGGAACTTTTGGCAATACCCAAACTATGGTTAACTTCAATGGCGTTGATCCCTATTTACAAGAATATAACCAAATAGTCGATGATTATGGTGTTTCAGATGATATGGGAGCCGTGTGGACAGAATGACAGAGGACTTTAATCATTTACCAGCCGGCATTGAACAGCTGGAAAAGTTGCAGAGCGTCAGATTATCCATTGGGGTTCCCTGGACTAACGGCCGTTTAAACATGATCGCTTTGGTTAATGAATATGGGGCGGACGATAGCATAGCAGATGCTTATCATAGTATTAAGCCTAAGAATAAAGCGTATCTAATCATTCCAACTAAAGAAGCCAAAGGGCGTAAGCCTGGAGAGATTGCTAATCTTTTTCGACCAAAGCCACCGCACAATCATGTTTTGGCGGTTCCGGATAAATCACAACCTTACGGTATGCGGATAATGTTTATTTTAAAGGATGAGGTGCATATTCCACCGCGTCCTTTTTTGCGTTACACGTTTGACCACTATCTTGATAATTGGACTGAATTAGCTGCTGATTTGGCATTTAAAGTATTCATTCGAGAAATAAATTATCAGGACATTTTTCCTGTTTTGGGTGATGCTATTGTCAAAGATATTAAGCGAACTATAAAAGAATTCAGCGAGCCCAAAAATGCACCATTAACAATTGCGAACAAAGGATTTGATGATCCGTTGATTGAAAAGGGCGAGTTACGCGACTCCATTCATTGGATTACAGAAAGGATTTGATTTTATGAGTAAAGAATTAGTTGTTGTAGAAGCTGTTAAAGATAATAACGGAGCTTATGTAAAACCGGACCGCAGCACTGAAACACCAGATAATATTGCATTTTTGCCTAATGCTTCTGCTCCCTATGTAGTTCATATTATTGGCTATGATGCTGGAGATAGTATTCCCGATGGAAAATATTATGCTGCTTTTTATGATCCAGATACTCAAAAATTCTTAGGACAATTTATTGCCGTACCAGGCTTTACCGTTGCTGGTGAATCCACTCCGGGAAACGTCCAAGTAACACCTACTGATGTTGGTGGCGACGTAACTCTTGGAGATAATTCTTCCACAACAACTGCAGGATCGGCAACAACAGGTTCGACAACTGACAGCACCACTGGTAAGTAATTATGGCATTTCAGAACTTTAACAACTTTGCTTTTATGAACGATCAGTTAGCCGAAGATTTAACGATTACCGTTATTGGGAAAGATACTGGTGAAACAGATGATCTTGGGAAACCAATTATGGGACCAGATGAGGTCTATCACGTTTCCGAAGTTATCACTAATACCACTAATCCTAACATGACGTACAGTCAAGAAGATGGCGGACAATTGCCGGTTGGCACGTTATATTGGTTATCTCATATGGTAGCTTGTCCTAAGGGAACGATAGTCCAACGATCTAATGGGTCGAAGTATAAAGTAGTCAATCATGCGGACGATTTATCCGCTGGAATGACTTACTACCAGATTAAAGAGGTTGGTACTGATGAGTAACGATTTTTATCATGCTTTCTCAGCGGCCTTAGTTGCCGAGATTAAGCAATACTTCCCAGGTGTTACCATACGTCCACAAAGTATTAATAATGAGGCACCAACTTATCCGTATATCGTTTATAAAATTTACGATGACTATGATCGGGTATTGTTTAGCAATGTGGAAAACGAAACGTTTGATTTGCATGTTCAATTTAAGGCTATTTCAAATGATGAAATGGAAGCTAAATCATTAGGACATCAGTTACGAAAGTTGTTTTTTCTACAGCAGCCCGAATATGATTTGCTTCAAAAAGGCATTGTGGCTAAAGGCTGTGATGCTATTCCACCAGTTGATCAATATTTAGATGTTGACTGGCAGTTTACGGCAGGTGCCGATTATACGTTTGAAGTTCAAGACAACTTCACTGATCAGACGCAAACAGGAAATATTGCTAGTGTTAATCCAGAATTTAATATAAAAAAAGGAGCTGAATCATAGTGTCAGATATTGTTAAACAAACAACTGATGTACATTTCATTGTTGCTATCCACGCTTTAAGCAATTCGGATAGCACTCCATTGGTAGCAATTGCTACAAAAAATACCGATGCTACTACTAAGAGTAATATTTATGATGACTTGGAAAGCTTATCAGCAGATTATGCAGAAAACACAGGCGTCTATGCCCAAGCAGCAGCGATGTTCGATGTTAATGGTTTTCGTGGGCCTGTTGAGGTCATTGCATATCCTAATGTGGATTCCACAGGGGTTCAATCTCAAGGAACGGATGACGGTGGTACAGTTACGGCTACCACAACCCCGGGAATTATTGTGGGAATTACCCAGCATCTATTTGATGGTTTCAAATATTTAGTGCTTGATGGCGCTACTGAGGCAGAAACCGAAGCGCTTTCTGATTTTCTATATGACAACCAAAGAATTATGTTGGTAACTCAACCGAACTCGGTTACCGCACTGCAAACATTAGCAACTCATGTTGCCGGCGTTCAAACAGTAAAGAACCAGTTAGGCAACACTGCTGCAATTGTTGAAACAGCTACGGATCGCTATCCTGCTGCTCAGGCGGTAGCGTACGCCGCTGCTAACCTACCAGTTGATTTTCAGCATATTGGTAACCTTTCACAGTTTGAACCAGATGCTGATTTAACAACTGATGATTATGATACAATCGCTGGTTTAAACGCCACTTTGGTCGTGAATAAAGCTGGCGATTATATGTTGTTAAATGGTAAAGCACTCGCTGGCAATTACATTGATCAATTTGTTCATACTCAGTTAGTGATTGATACATTGCAAACTAGCTTGCAGAAATATCTTAACCGTAAGAATTTCCCAATTTACAATGATGCAACAATCAAAGAGATGACACAGACCATCAATGCTGTCAGCACAAGCCTATTACAAATGGGTGTGCTGTATACGCCAATTGTCGTTAATAGTGTTCCTCGAGCCAATGTGCCAAACGGTGACGTTGTTGCTCGCAAATATAATGGGTTTAGTTTAAGCGCTCAAATTGCTGACGACATTGATACAATTAATGCCAAACTTGATTTGACTTTGTAAAGGGAGGGAAATACTAATGGCAATTACATTATCCAATGGTAAAGAGGTTAACCTGTACTCGGCTCGTTTCCTCCATATTTATTTGTTATGGAAGAATCAATCTAAAGAGCTTGGCGGCTTTCAAAATGGTGAAGCGTTTAGCGCACAGAGAACGAGTGCTGATACTACTATGCAAGGTGACTTTCACTCAAATATTATGTTCTTTGATACAGATGATGAAAGTGGCACTATTACGCTGAACACCTATCCAGGTACTTCAACAACAGATATTTTGTTCTATATGTATCATGCTCAGCATGATCTAATGGCAGAAGGGCCATTAACTGCCGATGATTTGTTTGGCTTAAACATTGAGAATACGTCCACGGGTGAAAAGATTACTGCCGAAGGCTGTCGGATTGCAGGATTACCAAATAACCAAGGTAACGAATCAGCATATTCATTGGCATGGTCGGTATTAGTTGGTTACTATCAAAATACTGGTAACCAGCCGGATGATTCAATGTTTTCTTAAATTAAAATGGAATAGGGGGACTACCACAGTCGTAGCCCTCTACATAAGGAGTAAATAAAATGGAAAATAGTGAAAAAAAGCTCGAAGCCTTAATGGGCAATGAGATTCATAAAACAGTTGAATGGAAAGACGACAATGATAAAAAACATACGACAAAAATCACTTTACAAGACCCAGGTATTGGAGTGGCTACCCAAATCATGGATTTAATGAATGTCGGCGACGATACTTCTGATTACGGTAAGGCATTTGAACTATTGATGCAAAACGTCCTAGTTAGTCCCCATTTGAATTACGGTATCTTGAATCATGATTTACCAGAAAAACTAACCAAGAAAACAATTATTAAGCAAAACAGTGCTGGTGATGAAGTAAAAATTAATATGGTCTTTCCGGGTTACCGAACGGCATTACAAATCTTTATGATGACTAACCGCCCTTCTGGAGCACTCAATATGCACGATACTTTGGATTCTCTTGATAAGGAAGTTTTGCGTACTGATGAAAGCACTCCGCAAATTGTTAAAATGAAGTATTGGAATGTTGGTGAACATGGTTCTGGTTTGGGCGCTACGGCTTTGAGTGAAGCACAAGCATATCTTGGCTCGTTATTAGCACGGAACGGTCTGTTAAATATTTTGATGGAAGCGTTTCGCTTTCTTGCAACAACGTTACAACCAAAGTAATTCCAAATATGCTAATGAATTTGGCAAAATAGATGATCGGTTGGCAGAAAAAGAAATCAATAAAGATTTTCTGGTTATGTCAGTTGAATTGGGAATCAGTGAAGATCAGATTAATTTGATGACTCAAGATGAATATATTTTCAACCGAGCCAAAGCTAAATTAGTTCGACAAGAAAAGGAATCGGTTATTGCTCAAGGTGTGTATTATGGCATGGCTAAAATTGTGAATGAAATGTTTGGTAAGAAAGGAGGTAAATAGTAATGGCTGAAGCAAAAGAAGTTCGTCATGCTGGTATTGGCGTAGATCTAAATATGAATGGGTTAGGCGACCTGCGTAAAACCAATGGAATGGTAGATAGCCTGCTAGAGTCATTAAAAGAGGCTGATCGAGTAGCCGAAAAGTTTCGCAATTCTTTTAGTGGGTTCGGTGGCAAGTCGAGCCGTGAAATGCAGCAAATGCGGGACGCAGTTAAAGATACTTACCATAGCATGGACTCCGTTAAAGGGAGCACAAGTAAGGCAGCCAATAGCGTGCACAAACTCTTTCAAGAAGTCAAATATACCAGTGATGCAGCTAAGAGGATCAAAATAAATGGCAGTTTTGATAGTGAAATTAGCAATAGCACTCAAAAGGTTAAGAAGCTGGCTAACGAAGCCAATCAATCTGGGAACAAATTTACTGAGATGTTTAGGAAACTTAAGGGCGGATCTTCTGAGTCTAACGGTTCATTTAGTAAGTTGCATGATTCGGCTAAAAAAACATTTGATGAAGTCCATAAGGGGACTCATTTTTTGCGAGATGTTGTGGCAGCCAGCTTCATTTCTAACGCAGCAATTAACACTTGGTATTCTTTGAAAGCCGGAATTGGTAACGCCCTAAAAGCCGGCGAACAATATGATAAAGAACAGCAAGTTATGCACGCCACATGGAACACCCTGACTGACTCATCCGTTAAAGGAGACCGCATGGTCAAAGCCATCAACAACATGTCGGTTGCTTTTGGTCAATCAGCTGGTTTAGTAAACGAACTTAATCAGCAATTCTATCACGTCTTAGATGCCCAAGGGCCGACTGACAGGCTCACTAAATCAGTCTTAACAATGGCTGATACCCTTGGCATGAGTGCTGAAGATACCAAACGATTAGGGCTTAACTTTACGCATATGATGGCTTCATCTAGAATGCAGTTAGGCGACTTCAACATGATTTCAGATCAGTTGCCAATGTTTGGATCAAAGCTACTAGCCTATGAACGTAAGGCAATGGATAATTCCCATCTAACCATGAGTCAATTGCGGAAAGACATGAGTGCTGGCAAGGTTAGTGCTAAGGATGCCGAAAACGTCATGAACTCTTTAGGCAAAAAATATGCTAAGGCATCTGAAAACATGATGAAGACACTTCCCGGTATGGAACGAGTTATGTCGGCTCGAGGAGCAGCCTTGTTTGGTGCTTTGGAAAAGCCCTTTATGAAGGCCAAGAATCCGATATTTGGAGCAATTTCTAAGTGGGTTTCTGACAAAAAGACCGAAACAGAATTCACTAAAGTTGGCTCAGCTGCTTCTAAAGGATTGAACACTATTACGCAATCTTTTGCTAAAGTATTTAATCCTAAAGAAAGCCCTCATTTGGCTAACGATGTGATGAACAGTATTGCTAAGGGCGTTACTAACGTTTCTAATTCAATTGCTCATCATGCCAAGTCAATTGTGGAGTTCTTTAAAAGTTTGTATTACACGGTTAAAATCCTCAAAGATGTTGGTGTTGGTTTTGCTAAAGGTATTGTTTCAGGGCTGAGTGCGATTGTAACTCCGATAGGTAAACTAGCTGGCAATAATAAAAAGATCCATAGCTTTTCAGATGCGCTAAAAAGTATTACTACCCATAAAAAAGGTTTAGAAGATATTGGCAAGGTGCTAGCCGGCATTTGGGCTACATCGAAAGCTATGAAAGGGATCTCTGCAACAAAAAACTTTTTAGGGTTTGGCGAAAAGAGCGGCTTGATTCTTAAACCTAAAGTTAATGGAAAAAGCGGTGAAAAAGAGTTAACGTTATTTGCAAAAGCGATTCGAGGTACTGCTAGAGCAATTGGCAGAAGCTCAAGTGGACAGCAAGCATTGGTTGGAAAGGGGCCAAAGCCGCCACCAGAGGATTGTGGGCAGCTACTAAAGCAACAAGTAGAGCAATTGGTAAAAGCCTTAAATGGACAGCTAAGCTTGCTTATAAAGGTGTAGTTAAAGGACTTTCAGTAATTAAGGTTGCTGCATCTGTAACTGGTAAAGGCATTAAAAAAGCATTTAATTTTCTAAAGAAAAATCCTTTAATCTTGCTGGCAACAGCAGCGGTTGCAGCTGGGACGGCGTTGTACGAGTTGTATAAGCACAACAAAAAGTTCCGCAAATTCGTCAACGGTTTAATTTCATGGGCTAAGAAAGCTTGGAAAGGCGTAACTAAATGGTTTGGAAAGCTAGCCAATGGCGTTCGTAAATATATTAATTACTTGGTTAAAGATGTCAATAAGCGTTGGGGTTGGCTATTCAAGGATATGGCCAAAATAATTAAGGACGCTTGGCGTACTATCAAGAGCCTCATTCAAGTAATCGTTGACGTGTTTACTGGTAAATGGGGTCGACTTGGTAAAGATATTGGTAAGCTAACCAAAAACCTTTGGAGGGATGTTAAAGACCTATTTAAGCTAGGATTCGATTGGGTCAATAAATTAACCGGTGGTCGTCTGGGCGATATAATTAAATGGTTTAAAAACGCTTGGCATGACATCGGCAAAGGATGGAAAGACTTCTGGAATGGGATTGATGATTGGTTTAGTAATCTTTGGAAAGGGATTGTTAAGCACGTTCAGAATGGTATCAACGACATCATAAAAGTTCTAAATGATGGCATTGGTTTAATTGATGGAGTTATCCACATGTTCGGCGGTTCAAGTAAAGCAATCGGTAAGATTGGTTATGTTCACTTTGCCAATGGTACTGGTATGTTTGGCAATCAACGCCGTGAGATTACGAAACCAACTTTAGCAATGTTAAATGACGGCCATGACTCACCTGAAACTGGCAATCGTGAAATGCTGATTCATCCTAATGGTATGAGTGAGTTGATTAAAGGAACTAATGTTAAACGACTGCTAGAGCCGGGAGCCGAAGTCTTGAATGCTTCTGAAACCAAGTTTGCTATGTCGTTAAATGGGATGAGCCACTTTGCTAAGGGAACTGGTTTACTAGACAGCCTTTGGAATGGTGCTAAGAGCATTGGCTCATCGGTTGTTGGCGGTGTTGAAAAAGGATTCGGAGCAATTGGTAACTTCGCTGGTGGCGTTGTTAAGGCCACTAAGAAAGTATTTGATACCGTTAAGTCAATTGTTAAGGATCCAAGTAAATATTTAACTGGACTGCTTAAAAAGCCATCTGGCAAGGGAACTGTTTTATCAGACTTTGCCAATGGCTTTTTTGGTAAGATGAAATCCTCGGCTACTAATTGGTGGAAGTCTCTTTGGGGGATGGTTAATCTGGATGGAGGCAGTGGCGGTGATGCTACCGGACTACTGGCCGCCGTTGAAAAGTATGGTCGTGGTAAAAGATATGTTTGGGGTGCTGCGGGTCCTAACACATTTGATTGTTCTGGACTTGTTATGTATGCTCTAAAACACGCCTTTGGCATTGATTATCCACATTATTCTGGCGCACAATACGGTAAAACAAAGCACATTAGTCGTTCAAACGCTAAACCAGGTGACTTGGTGTTCTGGGGCCCTGGTAAACACGTTGGAGTCTTTGCTGGTGGAAATAAGTATTGGTCAGCATTTGCGCCTAATGGTCATCCAGACATTGGTATGCATTCAATTTCTGGCTCAGTACCAGGATATAGCCCGCTATTTGGTGAGGTTAGGGGATTAGCAAGGAAAACTGCTTCAAAAGGTAAAAAATCAGCTTCTAATAGTATTCAATCGCTCATTAAGAAACAAGTTGGCAGCGGATTCTTCAAATTTATGTCTAAGTTAGCTGATAAGTTTGGCGATAACGGTGATATGGGATCTGTTGGTCTTGCTGGAGATGAAAGTCAACGAGCTAGAGAAATAGCGAAAGCCCTTAAACAAGCTTATCCTTCTGCTACTGATGCCGGAATTGCCGGTATCTTAGGTAACTGGATGCAAGAATCACGCTTAAGCCCCTCGGCAATTAATAGCGCTGATCATGGTACTGGGTTAGGCCAATGGACATTTGGACGTGAAACCGGATTGCGTAACTGGGAGAAAAAGCATGGTTATGCTTGGAACTCTGCCAAAGGTCAACTGGAATACGCACTTCATGAACCTGGCGAATCTGGAGCCTTTAAAGCAGTATTAAGGATGACTAATCCAGCAGAAGCTGCTAGAAAGTTCTTCGCTGGTTGGGAGTCAGGCGGTAATGAAGACGCAACCGGAGGAACTCGTATTAGCAACGCCGAAGCAGCATATAAAGCAATTAAAGGATATGCCAAAGGCGGCCGAATTCAAAAGAATCAACTGGCTAAAGTCCATGAAGACGGCTGGGAACTATTTAAGCCCGATACTGGTGGCTTGATGATTCCACATGAAGCTTCTGAAAAGATCGTTAATGGCCAAAATAAAAAAATGTCAATTGATGCTCGAACCAATTTGACTATTCAAGGTCATGCCGATAGTTCAACAATCAATAAAATTGATGAACGGATTGAAAAACGTAATAACGATCTCGTTGAGAAAATGCGTCAGTTACTAGGCTCAAATGATGAAGGAGGCCTTACGGTATGACCAAAAAATCAGCAAAACATTCTGTTAAAGGTAAGACTTTAACTTACTTGCAAAAGAAATCAACCGAATGGAAATCAACTGTCAGCAAAGATGCTGACCAAATTGATAATGCTAAAAGTACTATTGATAAGGCTAAGGATAAGTTAGACACTTATGATGAATATCTGCAAAAGCAAAATGGATACAACGATCTTAAAGATGCCTATAATGCTAAACAAGATGAAATTGATAAGCAGAAGAAATTATTGAGCAAAACCAAGAAATCTTCTAAGAAAAAATCGATCGAGTCAACCATTAAAGACCTAACTAAGCAGAAAAAAGAAGTCTATCAATCAATTGCTAAGCTTACCAATACCGCTGAATATCAAAAGCAGTTAAAAGCTCGCACAAAAGCCAATCATGCAATTAATGTTGAAAAGAAAAAAATTGATGATATTAACGTAAAAAAGTCAAAGGATAAAAAAATTTATCAAACTTATCACGATGCTTATACTGCTAAGAAAAAGGCGGAAACTAAGAAGAAACAAACTCAAAATCGATCTAAAATTAACGATAAAATTGCAGCTGCCAAGAAAAAATATAAGATACATAAGAATGTGTATCTTAATGGACTAACAACAATTCAGCGAGCAGACGCAATGACTAGTCGAGTTTTTATCTTAGGTGAATCAGATCCATCTGAAACTAACGATCAGGATGTTCCGACTAACGAAGTAGATAACTCAGATCCTCGGACTAACTACGTCGTTCGAAGTTCCAAACAGTTATCAGGAACTTATTATTTATTTGGCAAAACTAGTGACTTAGATAAACAATTTGAAATCTTACAAGGCTGGGCTCGAAAGGGAGTTGAGGTTACGGTGCGTGGCTTTTCAAAATGGGCACACGCCTATCTATCCTCTGTCGGTAAAACAGCCAACACAGCAGGAAACAAGAACTCACTGGCACTATCATTAACTTTTAAGTATGCTATGAAGTCCAAAATTGATTATGCCAAAAAGAAATCAAAGAAAAAAACTAAGTCGTCAAGCACAAAAAAAGGTGGCACCAAGAAAACCACTCATAAAACGGTAACCGTTAAAACAGGGATGACCTATTGGTCAATTTCACAAAAAACGGGAGTGAAAGTTTCTAAGTTAGAAAAGTTAAATAAGTGGCCAGCCACTTCGATCCCAGTTGGGGCGAAAGTGAGGTACGAATAATGCCAGTACATGACTATATTCCAATATCACCTGCTGACATTCCTTATCAGCAAGAGATTGATTTAGATTCAGGGAGCTATTTATTTGGGTTTCAATGGAATGAAATTGATCAGTCGCTTACGGTAGATGTTTATCAACTCGATGGTACACCAATCTGGCTTGGAGAAGTTGCAACTTTAAACCAACCGTTATGGCGCGGTATAAATGCTCCAGGCCTCCCAATTGAAACAATTATTCCAATGGATGAGTCAGGAAATGAAGATGAAATTGATCTCGGAAACTTAGGAGATACCGTGCAGCTATGTATTGATGATATTCCGGATGGTGAGGATTAATGGCAGAAAAAATTACAAGCAAGGGTTACTATTGGGGATATTCGACTACTTTGATTATTAACCATAATGGTAACAAGCTAACACTCTCAGAAAAAAATAATGTACCGATTAATTATGATATTCCTTCTGATGATGGTGGCAGTCCTGCTACCTGTACGGTAACCCTGTTTAATTTATCAAAAACTCATTTGGCCAAGATTAATCAAAATGATCACATTATTGTTTACAGTGGTCCAACTGATCTCTATGGTAAATTAACCGAAGGCACGATCACACAAATTTCTCCAGAGACGCGAAGCGGCATGGATAAGGAAACCCAGATAACTTTTGAAGAAGGACGCGATTATTCAAAGGATAAGCGCCTTTACAGTAATTTTAATGGTTCGAAAATGGTAACTCACACCGTTAAAGCCAGTAACGGAAAATCAATTTCATATAAAAAACGAAAGATCAGCAAGGTTAACATTACGTTCAAAAAAGGAACTAAAGCCAGCCAAATTATTGATCGGATTAAACGTGAGGCAAAAATTGAAATTTCAGCAATTAATTTAAAGAAAAATCATGTTTTCAAAAAAGGATATACGCTATCAGCCAAGCCCTTAGCAGCAATTCAAGCAATTGTAAAGGATTGCGGGAGCACGGTTTATTATCGTAAAGGTGCTTTATATATCGATGATGGTGTTAAGCCTAATCCTTATAATGAACATCTATATCTCACGATGCATCATGGATTGACACAAGAGCCAACCTATAACAGTGATGATGACGGTAAGCCGACATGGACTTTAGAATGCTTTGATGACCCACGTGTTTGCGCAGGGTCGGCAGTTTATGTGAAGTCGACCAATCTTACTGGTCTTAAAAGAGTAAAAAGTGTTGATCATACTCATGACCAGGATTCTTATAAAATGGAAGTGGTAGTTTATGCCTAAGAAAAGAAAAGTCGCGGTTGATGCTAAAAATAAGCAATCCAATTTTTTGAAAAATGAATTTTTGGAATTTTTTAAATCAGAAATTAATTGTCATACGATTGGCCGAGTGATTTCATATGATAAGGTTCATCACCGTTGCGATGTTCAACCACTACCACTTCAATCAGATGGTGATAAACGAGCGGCTTTAACTGAAGTTATTGTTCCTGCATCAGTTTGGCAAATGGACACCTTCTTTAAAAAAATTTGTGCCAATAAAAATGTTAATCTTGATGGTTATAAGCCAATGGCAATTAGCTCCGTTGTCTGGGTTGGCTTTTGTGATCGTGAGATGGACAATTGGTCTGGGAAAAACAACTATAAAATCGATACTAAAAGAATGCACTCCATACAAGATGCGGTGATTGAGGCGGTGATTGAACCATGATTGCATTTGGATTAGACAGCACCGGTGACTTGGATTTTAATCCAAACACTGGTGCTTTTAATATGGTCGAAGATGATGATGAAATTGCCCAGAAACTCAGTTTGTTATTGAACATTAATATTGCTGAATTGCTTTGGAATGAAGATATTGGTCTTGATCATAACGAATTACTTGCTAATGCAGATGACCAAGGGATTATTCAGTCGATTTTATCTGACTATCTGCAAGAACAATGGCCAGATACTTTTGATTCAGTTGAAATTACTAATTTCGAAGCTAATCAACAACAGCGGATTACTTCACTAGAAGCAACGGTTACCCTTACAACTGGTGAAACTGTCACGAGCAGTGTTAGCGTCGATGATCAAGGAGGTGAAGATGATGCCACTAACAGCTAATGGATATGATCGCCCTGAACTAGATGATCTCCGAGACAACATCAATGCTTTGTTTATCAAATATTTTGGCGATGGCATTGATCTAGATGATGAGCAGACGCCAGGAATGATTGCTGGCATTTTATCAGAGGTCGATGACTCGTTGGAAAGTCTGGCTCAAGGAGTTTATAACTCCTTTTTTGTTTTGAAAAGTTCCGGAGCGAATCTGGATGATTTGGCGGCTGAAATTGGTGTTTACCGCAAGCCGGCAACTAATGCTTATGTGTATCTACAAGTTGATGGTTATGTCGACCCAGATTCGCCAACGGTTATTCCAGAAGGGACCCAATTTTCTACCCCAGATGGTCAACTGTTTTCAACCTTGGCAGACATTACGATTACTCAACAAGCAACATATGTTGATAGTGGTGGAAATACGCAACCATTGACTGATGATGATGGTAATCCCTTGGGCCGGCAAACAGTTCAGGCAGTGGCCATGGATACTGGGACAGATTCAAATGTTATGCCGGCAACTATTGTTAATCCAGTTAATTCAATTGATGGCTTTTATGCAGTTACTAACCTGCAAGCAGCTACAGGTGGCACGGATGCAGAAACTGATGATGCGCTACGGCAACGAATTTTAGATAACCGTAAAAGTACCGAGAATAGTACGCCTAATGGCATTCAAACGGCCATTAAAAATCTAACTGGAGTAACTGATGTTCGTTTGGTCAATAACAATACCATGAGTACAGACAGCTATGGGAATCCCGCAAAATCAGTTCATCTTTACGTAATTGGCGGTGATGATAGTCAGATTTCTCAAAAGTTCTTTGATGTTTTACCACCACAGACCAATACCATTGGCTCCGTAATTGGTATGGCAACGGATATAGGTGGTCGTCAACATACGGTTTCGTTTGATCGAGCTGATACGGTACCGATTTATATTGAATTGGATTTGAATGTTAACAGTACGGTTTTTGATACTGATAATGGGCCACAAACCATCAAGACTAATATTTTAAATTATTTTGACACTCTCAATATGGGGGACAAAGTGCTTTATTCAAAATTATTTGGTCCTGGCTATTCACCTGCTGGTGTGACTGATGTTGCTGTTAAATTGGGCACAAATGCTAATACATTGGCTGAAACGGATATTAGTGTCAGTGATTTTCAATTGGCAGTTACCAGCTCTGATCATATTACGATTAACGTGACTGAAAACTAAAGAAGGGGTGCTAAATGTATCAAACCGAAACGGACTTATCTGATAGTACTTTGCGAAATTGGTTAACTTCAATGTTCCCAGCAGTTATGAATCAGGAAGATGAATCAAATAACCAAAACTTATTAAACTTGATCGCTGATCTTCTTAATGAACATAAAAATGACTTGCTCAGTATATCAGATCAGGTTTTATTAAATAATGCCAGTGGGCAAACGCTAACAGATATTGCCCTGGACTATGGCATCAATCGGCTAGATGATGACGATGATTTTTTACGATTTCAAGTTCGTTTACAATTATTGAAAAACCATATGGGCATTACAACTAATGATTTAAAAATGTTGATTGCAACGGTTTTAAATATTGGCACAGATATGTTCGACATTAACGGTACCGATAATCCAGAAGAAGTCGAAGTGACCAATATTCCCTTTGATTTTAATTCTGGTGATAAGGCAGAAGTTAAACGCAAGATTTTAACCAATGCTATTCAGTCAATGCTGCCACCAGAATATTTATTAAAGGATTTACAATATGCAACGACAGTTAACAACCAAATTTATGTGGGAGTTCATGCCCAGTCCTATCCACAAATTACTGTTAAGGAGATGGTTTAATTGGCAACACCAAATGTGGGAATCTTAACTAATGCGGGCAAAAATTTAATTGATCAAGTTAACGCCGGTCAAACTAAAATTACTTTTAGCAAGATTGCTTTTTCTAGTATGGATAATAGCCAGCTGACGGATGATCAGGTTAAAGCATTAACAGCAATCACGCCGCAGGAAGTTGTAGTTAATAATCCAGAAGTTACTCTGGATAATAACACTGGTGAAACTCGAATTCGAGCAACTGGTACTAATGAAGCATTAACTGATGGCGTTTACGTTAAAACCTATGCTGTTTATGCTAAAGATGATTCAGGCAATGAGATCTTATATGGAACTACGGTATCTCCTAATCCTAATTACTTGCCAGAATATGATGGTGTAACTCCGCAAGTAGTTACTTATTCATACAAAGTGAATATTAGCAATACCAGTAATATCACTTTTACTAATTCAAACGACGTTTATGTTTCAGATACTGATTTAGCTGAGGCATTACAGCCTTATGCCAAAACAATCGATGTTAATCAACAACTGGATAAAAAGGTTAACGTTTCTGATATGCGTAAACCAGCTAGCGATGTCGCAGGAATCGACGAAGTTTCCACATTGCAAACTCAAGTTGATAACAGTGCTGTAGGAACTAACCTGTATACCGATACCAAGAATTTTGACAACCCAGCATCATGGCGGGGTTTCGATAGCTGGACAAAAACTACGGATACCTATAATGGATTTGGTGTAATGCAGACAACACAAAGTTGGAATGGACTAAGCCAATATATCCAAGTTAAAAAGGGTGATGTTTTAACTTATAGTGTATATGCAAAATATATAAGTGGTACTGGAACAAGTGAAATCTACTGGACACTAACCAGTCAAACTGAAGGCAATTATAGTAGTGCTACAGAAGATTCAGGCTATAATTATAATAATGTAACTATAACAGATTCATGGCAGAGAGTGTCAAGGACAACAGTTGCCACTAGTGACGGTTACCTTCGCCCTCGACTTGAACGAGAGATTGAAAATACCAATACCCTGCAGATTGCCGGAATTAAATTAGAAAAGGGCAGTGTAGCTACTGATTGGTGCCCTAATCCAGATGATAAAGTAAATGTAGCTGACATGCGTAAACCAGCCAGTGATGTAGCCGGAATTGAAGAAGTTAACGCTAAAGCAGATGATAGCAAAGTTGTCCATACCGCTGATATGCGTAAGCCAGCCAGCGATGTAGCCGGAATTGAAGAAGTTAACGCTAAAGCAGATGATAGCAAAGTTGTCCATACCGCTGATATGCGTAAGCCTGCAAGTGATGTAGCCGGAATTGAAGAGGTTAATGCCAAAGCAGATACCTCAGCAGTTGACCAGCTTAAAACTAACTTAACCAACCAAGTTTCCACATTGCAAACGCAGGTTGATAACAGTGCCGTAGGAACTAACTTGTTACTAGGAACGAGTTCGTCGGAACAGTCATACACGGATAGCTTTTCAACGGTGGCCGGTTGGAGTAGCAATTCAGGGTCCGCTATCCTAGAGGCTACTAATGCCGGGAGCACCTATACCTACTCAATGTATTTAACAAAATTAACAGGTTCTTTTATTTTTGGGTATTGGGCATATGACAGCAATAAAAAATATATTGGATGGTATTATAGTGGTGTTCATTCTTCATCGGGTAAAGTTTCATGGACATTCACAGTTCCTAGCGGCATATCTTATATAGATCCACATGTTGTGCGCAATTCTGATGATTTCACTTGCACAGCAAAAGGAGAAAAACTTGAACTCGGTTCACATGCCACTGATTGGTGTCCTAATCCAGATGACAAAGTGAACGTATCTGATATGCGTAAGCCAGCCAATGATGTTGCAGGAATTGAAGAAGTTAACGCCAAGCAAGATAAGCTAACTATCACACCTGCTGATGATTCCAAAGTCGCCCACCTATCTGGAGCAAACAACTTCGACACCACCCCAACGGTCAACAATAATCCGTTGCTTCTCGCAAGCAGTTTACCGTCTGATCTAGCACGAACAGGTTCAGATCAAGAGTTTACGGGTAAAAATACTTTTGATACTGCGCCAATTGATAAGACAACGGGCAAGCCATATATCACTAAAGATGGTGTCCCAAGCGATGTTGCACGAACGGGACAGGATGCCAACTTTACTGGTAGACTGCAGAAAGGAGGTATCGATGTCGCTACGGCGGCTGACTTAAAAAGCGTTGAGAACTCGGCTTGGCGTATAGCTGATTTATCAAGTAGCAACGGATTACTAAAACCAAAATCATTTTTTTATAGAATTGACGATACCAATAAAACAATGTATTTTCTATTGCCACTGATGTCTACTACGTCTAGCTATGCTCCTTATTCGAGACTAATTGATTTGTCTTCTATCATCCATAACGTTCAATCAGTTAGCGGATATTTCCTTTGGTCTTCAGCAGAATACTATGTTACTTCTTTTGCAGTTATTGGTGCTGGAGATGGTGCTTATATAAAAAATAATTCGCTATTGCATATTGAACAATATAATTATCTTATAACGACAACGCCTACAAACTCTGTCGATTCATTAAAATCTTATAATGGTATATGTTCATTAACTTATGATTCACTTATGAATGACAATTAGAAAGAAGAATATTTTTATGACTTATTATGTAACACTTGATACCGATGATCGGGTATTCAATTTTGGCAAAATATGATATAATTTTTCCGTGGATAACAACGCCTCCAATGTTGCTATTCACACCCAAAGAATATATTCCCCTCAGAATATATCTTTCCAAATTATATTCATATTTCTTATTCATATACCCCAATATATGAAGTAGCGCCTGTCCCCCCCGATAGGTGCTTTTCTTTTGCCCAAAAACAGAAAGGAGCGTGATGCTCATTGCCATTAAGTGATAAGGATCATCAAATGTTGCTGGAACATGGTAAAGAATTATCGGATCACGAACAACGTATTAGTGATCTGAGTAACAAAATGAACGACACATTAAAGAGTGTTAATGAGAGCAACAAATATTTACGGGAACAAAACAATCATATTTTGGAAGCAATCATCAAAGGAAACGAAAAGAATGACACACACAAGCAAGAGATGGAAGTTATCAATCGTCAGAACTTGTGGAAGGTGGTTACCATTGCGATCGGGTCCAGTTCCGTAATTTATTTGATTCTACAACAACTCATTCATTTCTTACATTAGGAGGAGAATATTATGCAAATTTTTAAGCAAATCACTGATGTTTTTAACTGGTTGGAAAGCACCGGCATTCTGGCGGCAATTGCTGCTTTGATTCTGGTGGTAATTAAACAGGTACAGCCATACTTAAAACTGCACATTAAAAATAAACAAATCAATCAGGTTGTTCAGTTTGCACTTACCACTGTTACCAAGTTCGCCACTCTTGAAGGCTTGTCAAAATCTGATCGTAAAAAAGCGGCCGACAAAGATGTCGCTGACTTTGCAGACCAACTTGGTTTGACTTGGGTGACACCAGAAATTGTTGACTCAATCGTTGAAGCAGCCTATCAGCAATTCAAGAAGTTAGGCTACGACAACCACGCACCAAAGACTTCGCCGGAGCCGACCGAAAATTCGGCCGCTCCACAAACACCAGCAAGCTCTGCTTCATCTACTGCACAAGTACCCACTTCGAAGCCTGAAAATGAAGCAGAATCCGCTTCTCAAGCACCTCAAACCATCCAATCAGTAGCAAATTCAGGGAGTGATCAGAATGCCTAAAATTGTAATTGATCTTGCCAGTTACCAAAGATCATCAGTTTCATACTTCAAAACTTTTAAAGCTCATGGAGTTGATGCTGCTATGGTCAAATTGACTGAGGGCACCAACTACTTGAATCCGAAAGCATCCGCCCAAGTGAAGAATGCCTATAAAGTATTTGGTGCAGTTGGCGCTTACCACTTCTTTCATGGAAATGGGACAGCAGAAGCGCGGTACTTTTTGGCTTGGGTCAGGAAGTTTGGACTGGATAAGTCAACAGTTCTAGCAATTGATGTTGAAGCATCCGGATTGCCCTACAATACAACTCCCCAAGTGAACGTCTTTTTGCGCTATCTTATCAATGCCGGTTATAAAAATGTCATCACCTACGGCAGCGGTTCCTGGTTCAATTCTGGACGAATTAAGCGATCGGAACTTATTGACAAGCATATTTGGGTGGCTGCCTATGGCGTATCACAGCCTGGGGTGGCTAATGCAAATAGTTGGCAGTTTACCGATAACTTTAAAGGATTAAAGGTCGACGCTTCGTATGACTTTGATGGCTCACTGTCTGGGAGCAAAACAAGCGCTAAGCCAAGTTACTATCAATCGAAAAAAATTGGCTTGTATGAAGTAACAGCGCCACAACTATGGATCTACAAGAAAAAGAATTTTGGAAAGGCCACTAAAAGCTATCAGGCATTGGCCAAGGGCTCACGTGTGTGGGCGTATGCGGTTAAGTACGGCAAGATTACACATCTAAAGCTGAAGTACGCAAATGGCTATATTTCAAGCAATGCTGAATATATCCGAAGAATTTATTTAAAAAAATAAAAGTGTTTACGTTTTTTCAACCAAAAGTGTAAAAGTGGAAAAATGATGTGAGAACGTTGATACATCAAGCCCACCTCGTTAATTCGGGGTGGGCTTTTTTATTTTTAATACATTGATTTAATATGGATTGCTTTGTATACTTATGTAAAATGATTAAATGAGGGAATTAACTTGAATGGGGTATGTCAAAATTCAGTATATTTTTTTGTTGATGATTCAGGTGTTTTAAACAAAAATTCTCCCTGCAAAGATTTTATTTATGCAGGCTATTCTTTCTTGTCTAAAACAAAAATGGAAGACGCTAAGCGAAGATACCGTAATATGGTACATATTGTTAAAAATGCAACTCATATTGACGGTGAGATTAAAGCTTCAAAACTAGAGAAAAAGTATAAGAATAAGTTATTTAAAGTATTTAAATACGAACAAAGCTTTTCTGTTGCTGTTGATATTTCTAAAGTTTATGATCACATATTAGGATCAAAAAATTCTATCCACCGATATAAGGATTATGTTTTAAAGCGTATCATTAAATCCGAAATTTTGAATTATATTAATAAAAATATTATAGATGCCAAAGATGATTTAAAAATTCATATCTATTTAGATGAGCAAGCAACGGCTACTAATGGTGTCTATACTCTTAAAGAGTCTATCTATGAAGAACTGGCCGAGGGCATTTCAAACTATGATTACGGAACGTTTCACGATCCGGTAATGGAAGGGAAAGTTATAGTCTCGGTAGAATATTGTGATTCATCCATGAATTATTTAATTCAAAGCGCCGATATATTAGCCAACAGAATCGAAAATTCTTATTATTTTGGTGACCAAAGTCTAAGAAAAATTCCCAATCATTTATGCTTGAATATGCCATAGTCTTCCTTTATACTAAACATGCAGGCGGAACTGGTACCGTACTGGCCACAGCAGGGTTGCGATAGAAATATTAAGCGTAATTTAAGTACGCCGTCCTTGCTGGATTCCCTGGCAAAGGGAATTTACATAGACTGTTTCCCATTCCATATAATGGAGTGGGATTTTTTGCGTATTGAAAAAGTAAAATTAGCCGGATAACTGTTTACATTTTTCATAAATATAGATACGATAAAAATAAAATTCTCTTGTTTTCTTCCGACATTTTTACTGCGTAATTCAAAATACTCTCAAATATCGTCAAGTATTTGCAAAGCATTTCAAAATACAGAATGCCTATGAATGCTTTTTATACCAAGTGATTTCAAGCATCTTAAATTACTGTGAAATATGCTTAAAATTACAGCTCTCATAC